CCAAATCTTACTAATTTAGATTTAGGCATTCGTTTTGAATAATGCCATTTATACACAGAATATTCACTAGCTTTCTGTGAACAATAATCAATATATAAATCTTTATTTAGGTAATGTTTGTCCACAAGTTTCGCATTTTTCAGATGCTTCGTCTATATCTGATTGATCGTCTTTATCAGTAGGATTGAATGTATCTACTGACATAAATTTTTTTAATTCTTCTTCTGTAAAACCTAATACAGGCAAACTAAAATTATCTTTTTTTAAATCTTCTATTTCTAAATTTAGTAATGGAAAATCCCACTGATTATCTTCCGAAACTCTATTATCAGCTATTCTATATGCTTTTTGTTTAGTATCATTTAATTCAGCTATGACACATGGAACTTGTTTTAATTCTAATTTTTTAGATGCGAAATATCTAGTATGTCCAGCAAGAATAGTTTTATCTGCATTTATTACAATAGGTTGTTGAAATCCAAATTCTTTAATTGATGCCGCAACTTTGTCAACATTAAGACTTTTTCGTGGATTATTTATGTAAGGTGTCAAAGATTCTAAAGGTATTAATTCAATCTTCATAAAAGAATTTTTTCCATTTTTACAATACAGCCTATAGGAAATACGTTTCTATCAGAAAAAGTTTCATCATCAAAGCTAGAAAAAGTTTTTAATTCTTTTTTATCTTTACTAAATACATAAGCATTAGTTGTCATTTGAGCTGGTTTCATAGCTTTAAACTCTTTTTCTGAAGCATGACCTGAATCGCCTAAAATATCGAGCCATAATATAGAATAAAAGTAGTATTTCTTTTTATTGATTTCAATGTGCCTGTATTTCGCTTTTTTCTTTTTCATTATCTATTACTATTTGATGTTTTTCATCATATACATCAACTTTATAATATTTTCCATCTTTCATAAATTTTTGTATATTTCCATCTCTAGCATAGTGCACATATCCTAAATCTTCTAATCTTTTTACTAAATCTGGAATTTGTTGTTTTTCTTCATTTTCCCATCTATGTTGATTTAGCCATGTCGTAAAATGTGGTATAAATGTGTCATCTTGTATATTTTTAGTTTGATTATTGTATGCATTAATGAGCTCTGGCGTATCTGTTTCTTTTAAAATACCTTTAGACCATAATTTTAGCCAAATTTTATGAGCTTGAAATTTTGAACCTTTTTTTCTATTCAAACTACTCCAAAGATTCTCAAAGACAGGATCATATTTATTATTATTAGGTATAGGACTAGGTATAGGTATAGGTGCTTGGTTTTTGCTTCTAGCAAGACCGCCTTTTCTGCCTGACTCCGATCTTTTCTTATATTTTGCTGTCAAATATTCATGTTCTGCTGTTAATCTTTTATGAGTCCAACCTTTACCAGTTTCAACTTTAAAAAATTCTTCTAAAATTTCAGCAACTTTGATTTCGCAATTTTCGTCTCTACATTGACAAATCCTATATGCTGATTCTGATGTAAAAGGTTTTGCATTTTTTGTCCAAGCAAAACATAATAACCTTATATAGATCCCTACTTGTTCATTTGTAAGATGTACTGTTTCAGCGGCAAATGTATCTGTGAATAATTGCAATGCGTGAAACTTATTCTTTGATTCCTCCATAAAATATATCCGTCCTTTCTAGTTTTATTATTTCTATATTAGTTTCTTTTAATAATTCAAGCTCTGTTCCGAACAAAGACTCGAATAATTTTTTATTTAGATGAACTGACTGATTTCCCATATTATGATGTCTAGGGCATAATGGAATCGTATCATCATGACTTGGTCTCAATCCCATTCCCGTATGTTTCCGAATATGATGTATTATAGGATCAGAAAATTTACCTGATTGTTTACAAGCAATACAACCTATTTGCTTTAATTTATCGAATCTTTTTTTATGTTCTTTTTTCATATAAAGTTATTAATTTTTTTCCATCAAAATAATAACCACTAACTATTTTTTTTACTTTTGGTTTTTTTAATGTCTTTTTTCTTTTTTTTATCTTTTTCTCCACTGTCATAAATAATAGTTCCTCTGAAAGAATCGAGCCATCTACTATGTTTTTCCCATTCTTTTTTATTCATCAACTATCCTCCTAATTTCATCACAATGTACTTTTATTTTATTTAGTTCTTCTGTGATCTTAACTTGATACATTGTATTTTTAGTTATATCATCAACTTCAACTAACTGATTTAATCTTATCATTCTTAAAAGTCTTTTAAATGCTCTTCTAACATGCATATCAGACATATCAGAAACCATAAGCCATTGATTTTTAGACCTTGAAAAATAATGTTCTTCTGGAGTAGGTTGTTGAGTTTCGTCGTCTTTTGGAATATCTAAAAATTTTTCACTCATAATAAATTACCTTGATTCTTATCAGTTTCTTTATAAGGTTTCCATTCAAAATCAATCAATCTGTAAGATTTATCATTATACTTACTTTTAAATGATTGATCTGTATAGATCCTAGCTTTTTTTAGATTTTCATATGGAATAAACATATATTCTTTTCCATGAACAATACCTATTGATTCTTTTTTTCTTAATGCTTTTTTATAGATATGTTCTCGGATTGAGACTTTGCCCAACCATATCTTTGTGACTTCTATCTTTATCATATTTTTGCTCCCTGTTTATTTTAGTTTCTAGTTCGTTCAGATTTATATAATGTTTTTCTTTTACAGCTGGGTGTATATCTGAACTTTGTATTACACCATAAGGATCGCCATTTTGAAATTCAGAAACATTTATTTTATAATGATTACAAAATTTCAAAAGTTTTGTACTCGGAATACCATTTGCAGATTTTTCATATTTTTGTACTTGCTGGAATGAAACTCCTAATACATTTCCAACTTGTGTCTGCGTTTTTTTTTTAGATATTCTTTGAGCATATAGCATTTGTGCTATTTGTAGTTTTTCCATTGTTTATCCTGATTGTTAGGTGGCGAGAAATCGGAACTCGCCACGTTATTAACTAGAAAGGGAACATAGATTTTTAAGAAAAAAATTTTACGTTCTCTTTCGTGATTATCCGATTTTATCATTATTAGCAATCTATAAAAAATTTTTACGAAAGATTCAATCTATTATTGATTTGAAATTATTACTAATTTTCCACTAACCATTGAATTTTTTATCGTATTAGCGTTGATTTTATTGAGTTTTTAACGGTTTTAATGTGCATTCAATTTGATACAAATAATTCATTAACTAACAAAAGGAAACATATGAAACACTATAACCTATACACAAAAGAATCTTTTCAAGGAAAAAATCTTGAAAGATTAGAAGCTACTAAATTGACAGGTGGTTTTTGCACATTCAATCAAGCTAGAAAGATGGGAGCAAAAGTTATCAAAGGATCAAAAGCAGTAGCAAGATTAACTAGATTAGTTCAAGATTCTGGTAAAGATTCAGAATTTAGAAGCTATCCAGTTTTTCATCAATCACAAATAGAACTTAAATCGGAGGATAAATAATGATTTATAGAGGATTTGATATAGAGGAGACTCAATTTGGAGTCTCTATCTACAAAAAAATGCCTTCAGGAGAAATGCGATTTATTAAAGAAGTAGATACTCTTGAAGAAGCAGAAGAAAGTGTAGATGAAGATCAAAGAATTTTAAAAATTCTTTATGATTTACAAAAAGAAAGAAAAAAAAACCTAACTAAAGAGGACTTATGAAAAAAGTAACAACTACATTTTATCTAAATGGCAGAATCAAAATATTTAATGGCGATTCTGAATCAGATAATCTTTCGCAATTTTTAGATGAATATTCTGAAGCTACTCCAGAATTATATCAATCAGATAAAAATAAAATTGTGACTGCAATACAAAGAGATGGAAATACTACATTGAATTTCATTTATAGACAAAATTATGAAATTACAGATTTCCTAAATTGCAATTTTAAATCTAAAGGAGTTATATAATGAGTAAAAAAAGATATAACGTTTCATTATCAGATAAAGATATTGAATTTTTAAGAGATTGTATAAATTTTCAATTTGAGATGTCTGGTTATGATGATCCATTAGAGTGGGAAAAACAAGAAGAGGATAAAGAGACAATAAATAAATTAATTAAGATGGAAGAAAAACTTAAAAATGTTGTATGTCCACCTATTAAATACAATTTTAAGGAGCCATCAAAATTTAACAAATTAATAATGGGAGTATTATTAAAATGATTTATTTAGATGAAGCAGAAATAGTCTCAGTAAATAAACCTTATGAAGATGGAAAGAAAAGCAAAAAGCTAATGGTTGAACATCATCTTAATTGTAAAGGGATTACTCTAAAAAAATTAATTCCTTTATTAGAAACTTATAGTGAATCAATCGAACATTTCGATCATAAGGTAAAATTAACAGTTGAGTTCATAGAACAAGACAGATGAAACTCTTTCCTATAATTAAAAAATATATAGCTCTAGCATTCGTGCTAGGGCTATCAATCGGAATAACAATCGGAGTAATTTTATGATTATAAAAAAAATAAAAAGAAAATCATCTTTTGAATGGATTCTTACACAAGGAGATAGAATTTTTAGATTTGAAGAATACTTTAAAGATGTTTGGTTAGATAAAAAAATGTATCCTAAAGAAACAAAACCTTTTCATAAAAAAGGAGATACGGCATTTTTTTATTATATGGGAAATCAAGGATTTGGTAATATGTGGAGTACGGTCGAATACAAGCCAAAAATTGATAATATAAAAGATGCAAAAAGTTATGTAAAAAACAGGAAGTATTTATGACATTAGATTGGAAAGATAAAAGAATCGAAGCGATCAATAAAATTGTAGAAAAAAAAAATTTAACTTGTTCGCCAGATAGTCCTTATTTTGATGAAGTGATAGATATTTATAATTCTGATGCTAAATCATTAAAGGATTTTAAACTAGAGAGGAAAAAGAAACATGAAGCTGATAAAAATATTTTTGATGCTATTCTTAGCAAGTTGCACTTATAAGCCTGTTATTGATACATCAGGAAGAAGCGGAACATTTGATTATTCTAAATCAGATGAAATAACAAACGATCTACAACACTGTGAATATTTAGCTAAAGATAATACAAATAATATTCTTGAAGGCAGTAAATATGTATGGAATTATTATTTAAGAGCTGGCACATTTTGGTTGAGTCCAAAGGCAGAATATGATTACCCTAAACTTTACAGAAATTGTATGAAAAACAGAGGACACTCTGTACTTAACTAGGAGGAAATATGTCAAGTAAAGTATATAAAGATAAACACGATAATATAATTAAATTTAATCCTTACGAAAAAAAAAGAAGATACGAAGTTAATGGCGAAATTATGAATGGTTGTACTTCTATTATTGATCCAAGATTTGGTAAAGACGGATTAGTAGGTTGGGCTAAAAAAAAACCTATTGAAGCAGTAGAATGGCAAATGAGTGATGATGGATATGCTATTGACGAAATAAATAAATATACTTCAAGTCTTAAAGATAAAGTAAAAGAACTTTCAGAAAGAGACGCTAAAACAGGAACAATGATGCATCAACTTTGTGAAGATTTAATGCACAAAAAAAAAATAGTTATACCTAAATCAGAACCATTAAAAACAATGTTCAAAAAATTTAAGATATGGTGGGGTAAAATGAAATATGAAGTAATTCATACAGAAAGAACTTTTTATTCCGAAGAACTTCAATCATGTGGTACAGTTGATCTAATATGCAAAAAGAATGGTAAATATGGAATTATTGATTTTAAAACATCTAAAACAATTGAATATGCTAATTATCCTGTACAATTATTTGCATATAAAAAAATGGTTGAAGATAGTACAAACCTTAAAATAGAATTTTTAGGATTATTAAATATTCCTAAAGATAAAGAAGCTCCTATTTCTTTTATGAGTTTCAATGTTGATGATCAAGATTATCTTGAAGCATTCAAATTATGTTTGAAGCTGAAAGAGTTTGAAAAACAACATTCTGTAAAATTAAAAGAATGGAAGCGTAAACTAAAAACTAAAAAAGGAGAATCTGATGCAATATCAAAAAGCACAGTACAATAACAACTATCAAAAAAAATCAAATGATAGTAATGGAGGATCTGCTAAATTAACGACTACTAAAAAAGATGGTTGTATTTTAGTAGTGACCTTGAATAATCAAAACCTAGTATTAAAAGGTTATTATCAAGGCAAAACTAATGAATGGAAATTATTTCCTTATTACGATAAGCGAAAACAAAATCCATCATTCAATCAACCTAAACAATCGTATCAAAGAAACAACGATATGGACGATCAGTTGCCACAATCCGAACAAGAATGGAGTCAAGGATCAGCTACTGAATTTAATCCAGAAGAATACGAACATCAATTAGGCGATTAATGAGTGATAAAGATTCATTAGATAAATACATTGAACATAGACCTAAAGTATTTAATTCTGAAATAATTTTAGTCTATCTTAACGCTTTAGATAAAAATAAACTAAAGGCAGAAGAAGAATACGAAGAATGTAAGGATCAAGTACAAGAACAATTAGATTTTATAATTAGTGAAAAGGTTGAAAATACTAAATGTTCAATGGCACAAGCAAAAGTATTAGCTACAAATGATGAAAGATATAAAAACATCAAAGCTGAATACAGAAAAAGAAAAGCTTATTATCTTCTCAAAAAAGTTGAAGCTAATAATGGTCATTCTTATTGCGAGAATCTAAAGCAAGAATCTATCAATCAATTAGCAGTAGATAAATTGACTAGAAACTAATCATATTGAGGGCGAGAAATCGCCCTTAATGTCTTATCACTTCATAATGTGATATATCAGTATTTTCATCAATAATTTTAGTACTATAATTATAATCTATAAGACTCACATCTGGTCTTTTAAGAACTTGATCTATCATATCTTGTACTCTTGGAAAACAAGGCGATATATCTATAAATGTAAAAGCAACAAAATGTCCATAACTAGAATTAGGAGTTTCTAGTTGCATTTCTAAATCTGTTATTACTGCATCAACCATAATGCAATATAGCTTATTTAGAATTTATTTAGTATTATTTTTTTTTAATTATATCAGCACCTTTTAGTCCGTATATTGCTGAAACTACACCAATAAACAAAGCTTGATACCAAAATGGCATATTATTAAATTGATTAAAAAACTTATCAACCTTTTCCATAATTTCTGGATCATCACTAAAGATACTCCAGATTAATAACATCACAGGCGCCGAAACTAAAATCAAAACGAACTCGTCTTTCCACCCTTGTTGATTATTTTGTATGACTGCTTTTTTATATTCTAGCTCTCCTGATGCCATACGTTCTGCATGTTTCATTTCTGCAACAGATTCTAGTTCTCTTGTTCTTCTTCTATTTGATGCAATAGACATTCCTGTTTTAATAATGCCTGGTACTAATTTAGATGCAATATTTAACCACATTTTATTTTTCCTTAATCATTTCAATAAGCATATCTATAACATGCTTTGCTTTTTCTAAATCTTTTATCTGATCTTTTTTATCTTTCCATTTTAAGTTGTATCTAGTGATATATTTAATTGCATGAGTTTGACAGGCATTAAATTCATTTGCCATAGAAAAGTCTAAAGGTTGAATTTTAAGCTTTTTATAGTGATCGCCAGCAACTTGTTCAGAAAATGCAGAATCGCTGTTTAAAGGGGCTCTATGGCTCTTTAAAAGGGTGTTTTTAAGCTTATTAGACTTACTCATACAATCTTTTTAATCCAATCCCCTTTATTATTCAATACCATAGGCAGTAGTCTTGGTATACCATCTAAAATAATAGCACAACCTAAAATAAAACGAGTTTTAAAATTCTTGGCATAGTTGAACGCCATTGACTTCTGATTTATTAAGCACCCTACATTCATTGCAAAAAAAAGATTATCAGGATTTGCCCACCAGCTCACTAAAAATTTCGTATGATAATGACCTTGCACTGCGGAAAGTCCCATTGTTTGAGATACTTTTAAAACATCTGCAGATCTTCCATGAGTGAAAAAACATCTTTGTCCATTAGACATTGTGAGTGTTAAATCATCAACCCACTTCCATTTTTTTGTACCTAAAAAATCTCCATAGTCTTTTAAAAATTCTTTACTCATTCCAAACTTTAATGCTCTTCTATAAACTAAACTAGAATGATTTGATTCTACTTCTGTAACTTTTGGAAATATTGATTCTAATTCTTTGACATATTTTTTACTTTGTCTAAGTTCGTGTCCTGCACTAAATAAATCAGGATCGTGTGTGTGCATGCTTATTGCATGAAAGTCAAGTAAGTCGCCAATATTACAAACGAAGTCAGGTTTAAATTCTTTTTTAATTTCTTTTAAAAAAATAAAGCTATCCTTGTGATGATAAGGAATATGCATATCCGATATTACAAGTATTCGTTTGAAACCCATAATTGAATTAATACAACTATTTAGTGATAATGTAAAGAAGCTGACCTATTACTAATAATCCGATTGCACCTAAACTATATAAGATACGATCTATATCTTTCTTCATATGCGCAAGATGGTTTTTAATTATTAAATCTATTTTTTGATTTACTAATTTTATTCTGCCATCTAATTCTACAAATTTTTCTTTATTAGTTTTCATCGTTTCCTTTTTCTACGAAGATCAGTATCATGCTTTCTACTTCCTCGCAAGAAACTGTTTACTCTTGCCATTGACCAAGCGGCCATAGGAATACGAGGACGAGATCCTCCAGATAACCATGCACCTTGTCCACGTCTATAAACTTTTACTAATTGTCCATATGTAATATTTTTTCTAGTCTTTGCTTTAGCTCTTAATGTAGCTTGTGTTCTTGCTGATAGTGGTCTTCTAAATCTTGATGCCATTATATTTTAACTCTCATTCTAAATGCAGATGGCGATATAAATCCTCCAGATCTATAAGCAGAACTCATAGATTTAATTAATTTTGCTCTTTTCGATC